CAACAAGAAGAAAAGAGAAAAGACAGAGTTAAAGAACTCTTGGACAAGAGAAAACAAAGAGAACAACAAAAACAAGCTTAATTTAAATTATGGAAAAGATATTAATAGAAAACCCTAACAGATTTGTTATTTTCCCAATTCAGTATAATGATATTTGGGAGTATTACAAACAACACCAAGCAGCTTTTTGGACTGCTGAGGAAGTTGACTTGTCAAACGATATACGAGATTGGGAGAACCTTTCAGAGAATGAACAATACTTTATTAAAAATATTTTATCGTTCTTTGCGGCTTCTGATGGAATCGTAAATGAAAACTTGGCGGAAAACTTTATTAAAGAAGTTCAGTACCCTGAAGCAAAATTCTTTTACGGTTTTCAAATTATGATGGAGAACATTCACTCCTTAATGTATTCATTATTGATTGATACATACGTATCAAGTCCTGATGAAAAAGATGAGTGTTTCAACGCTATTGATAGATTACCTGCAGTTCAGAAAAAGGCTAATTGGGCGTTGAATTGGATTAAAAATGCTTCTTTCCAAGAAAGACTTGTTGCGTTTGCGGCGGTTGAAGGTATTTTCTTTTCAGGTTCATTTTGTTCTATTTTTTGGTTGAAATCAAGAGGTATTATGCAAGGTTTATGTAATGCAAATGCTTTGATTTTTAAAGACGAAAACCTACATTGTGATTTCGCAATTCACTTGTTGAATAATCACGTAGAAAACAAACCAAGTGAAAAAAGAATTAAAGAGATTTTATTGTCGGCTCTTGAGATTGAAAAAGAGTTTATTACTGAATCACTACCTGTTTCATTAATTGGTATGAATTCAAATCTTATGAAACAATATCTTGAGTTTGTTGTTGATGGTTTATTGGTTAAATTAGGATGTAAGAAGGAGTTTAATGTTGAACAACCTTTTAAATTTATGGAACAGATTGCTGTTGAAACAAAAGGTAACTTCTTCGAATCACGAACTGTGGAGTACCAAAAAGCTAAATTAAATGAAACAATTTCGTTTACTGACGATTTTTAATTAAATTTGTAGAATTATGATGTCACTAAAAATCCAAAAAAGAAATGGAGACGATGCTTCGTTTAATCCTCAGAAGATATATCTAAGAATTAAACGTTCTGCTAAAGGTCTCAATGTAAACTCTGATGAAATTTTCATTAAAGTTATAACTTCAGTACCAACTGAAGGCAATATTACAACTAAAGAGCTTGATAAGTTGGTTTATGAGATTGCTGCCTCATACACAGGTAGTCACCACGATTACTCAAGACTTGCATCTTCAGTTGCAATCTCTTCATACCACAAAGAGACTTCTGATAGTTTTTCAGAAACTATGAGAATGTTAAATAACAGTGGTGTGGTTAATGATGCGTTAATCAAGATTATTGACAAGTATGGTGATAAGAACATTGATGATGTTATTAAACACGAGAATGATTACAATTTTGATTATTTTGCTTGGAGGTCTCTCCAAGAAATGTATCTATTGAAAACACCTGAAGGTAAAGTTGTAGAAAGACCACAACATATGTATATGAGAGTTGCATTGTGGGTTACAAGAACATTTGAAGAAGCGGTTGAATACTACAACTCACTTTCAAATCAGTTAATCTCACCAGCAACACCAATTATGATTAACTCAGGAACTAAAACACCTCAGTTGGCTTCTTGTGTGTTACATTATAATAATAGCGACTCACGAGATGGTTTGTTAGGAACGTTAAACGACATCTCAACATACTCTTCAGACGCTGCTGGTATTGGTTTGTGTATGTCAAACATTAGAAGTAAAGAAAGTCGTATCAGTTCTTCAGGTGGATATGCAGGCGGTCTATTAAAGTATCTTAAGATTGTTAACGAATCATTACGATATTTTAATCAACAAGGTCGTAGACCTGGTAGCGCGGCAATTTATATTGAACCTTGGCACAAAGACATTATTGATTTGTTAGAAATCAAGAAGAACACAGGTGCTGAAGAATTAAGAGCTCGTGATTTATTTACCGCTCTTTGGATTCCTGATAATTTTATGAGAGCGGTTGAAACAAATGGTGACTGGTATTTGTTCTGTCCTAATGATATTCTAAAGGCGGGTGTCAAACCATTACAAGAATGTTATGGTCAAGAATATGAAGACAACTACAACAAAGCAGTTGCTTTAGGTTTGGGTAAGAAAGTATCGGCACAAACAATTTGGTCTAAAATTGTTGAGTCACAAATTGAGACGGGTGTTCCATATTTGTCTTCTAAAGACAATGCAAACAACAAAACAAATCACCAAAACATTGGTGTTGTAAAACAATCTAATTTGTGTAATGAGATTTACCAATACACTGATGAGGACACAACGGCAATTTGTACCTTGTCTTCTATGGTTCTTAAGAATTTCATTAAAGATGGTAAGTTTGATTTGAGACTTCTTCACGATGAAACAAGAAAAGTTGTTAGAGCTCTAAACAAAGTTGTTGATATTAATAACTACTCAACTGAACAAGGTAGAAAAGGAGGGATGGAACAAAGAGCAATTGCGATTGGAACTCAAGGTTTGGCTGACGTATTCTATTTGTTGGATTATATTTTTACTTCAGAAGAGGCACGTCAATTAAACAAAGATATTTTCGAAACAATCTATTACGCGGCGATAAGTGAAAGTAATGAATTGTGTAGAACAGGTCAGTACCAACCATATAAGTTTTTTGAAGGTTCACCAATGTCACAAGGAGTATTTCAATTTGATATGTGGGGTCTTAAAGAAGAAGAACTTTCAGGTTTTTGGGATTGGAAAGAATTGAAGAATGACGTTGCAAAATGGGGTGTTTGTAATTCATTGTTTACGGCTCAGATGCCTGTGGCATCTTCGGCTAAGATTACAGGTTCATATGAAATGACAGAACCTGCTCACTCAGCAATTTTTAATCGAAGAGTTGTTGGTGGTGAGATTATGATTGTAAACAAGTATCTTATTAGTGATTTTGAAAAAATTGGTATTTGGTGTGAAGAGTTGAAGAATGAAATTATCTTAAACGAAGGTTCTATTCAAAACATTAACTTTAACAATTACTTGGACCCTGAGGAGAAAAGTTATAACAAAAAGGTTAAGAGAATCGAACACCTCATCCCAAAATATAAAACCATTTGGGAAATTTCACAAAGAGAGTTGATTGATATGGCGGCTGATAGAGGTCCGTTTATTGACCAATCACAATCAATGAACATTTATATGGGTAACCCAACTCTATCAAAAATCACATCATCACATTTCCACTCTTGGAGAAAAGGTTTGAAAACTTTGTGTTATTATGTAAGAACAAAGGCGATTTCTACGGGGGCTAAACATTTGGCGGTTGACATTTCTAAAATTCAAAAACCAAAGGTTGTGACACCCGAAACACCAAAAGTAGATTATTCGAATATGAATCTACCACCAAAACCTGAGAATAGTGAATTTGAATGTTTTGGTTGTTCATCTTAATCGAGACACTAATCCCGACACTATGTCGGGATTTTTTATTTTATAGGTATTTATAAGAAATAATTAGAATTTATATTAGTATAGAATGGCTGAAGGTTTAACATATGGATTGAATTTCCCTTTTGAAAACTCAACTCAGGGTGATTACCTTTTGTTGACAGAGACACAGTATAATCAGATACGTTCAGATTTATTGCATTTGATTCTAACAAGAAAGGGTTCAAGGTATTACTTACCAACTTTTGGAACTAGAATATATGAGTTTATTTTTGAACCTTTTGATGGTTTAACCTTTGATGCTATTGAAGCAGACATTAGGGATGCGGTTAGTCAATTTATGCCAAACCTAATTATAAATAATATTTCAATTGAACCTGCGGACCCTTCAGTTGAAGTTGAATACGCCCGAGGAGAAAGTTTACCAATGCAATCTAACGAATACGTTTATAAAGTACCTGGTAAAGGAACATCAGAATACACCGCAAAAGTTAAAATAGATTATGCTGTGGATAATACAGCATTTGCACAAAGTGATTTTGTGATTATCAATATTTAAGAATAGATGGCAAATAATAAAATCTCATACACTTCAAGGGATTACGAAAGTATAAGACTGGAGTTACAAAATTATGTAAGGACATATTACCCTGAGTTAATTCAGGATTTCAACGACG